ACGGGAGAAGATCAGCGGGGAGGGGGCGGACCATCTCGGCGGCGGGGGCGCCCCCGCCGTGACCGCCTTCCCGTCCGCCCCCAGAAAAGAGGAGGCCCGGCCGGTGGCGGTGGTCTCCCTCCGGGGGTGCAGGGCGGCCGGCTCCGGGTTCCAGAACTACCTGGGGGAGCGGTATGAGGAGGAGACCGGCCGGTGGGAGGAGCGGTACGGACACCGGGCCGAGCTCACCTTCGGACTGGACCTCTACGCCCCCGAGCGTGGGGACGGGGAGTCCTTGCAAAAGGCCTTCGACACCCTGGCCGGGGTGCTCCTCCTGGACGGGCCGGAGGGAATGGAGCTGAAGGAGCTGTCCTGCGGCGAGACGGTCCGGGACGGAGAGAGCCGGCGGCTGAAACGGCCGGTGGAGGGGGTATTTACCCTCTATCTCAGCGCCGCGGTGGACGCCGGCGGCGCATTTACCGATTTTGAATTGCGAGGTGTGGTAAAAGAATGAGCATTACCGTACATCAGCGTCCGGGGGTGTATTCCTCCTACGACGCGTCCGGCCTGGTCAGCGGCGGCGGCCAGGGCCGGCTGGTGGGCCTGGTGGGCGTCAGCCCCACGGCCCAGGCGGGAACGGTCCAGACCGTGACCAGCTACGATCAGGCCCTGGCCCTCTTCGGAGATCAGGGCTGCGAGGGTATGGCGGAGCTGATCCGTCTGGCTTTGAAAAACGGTGCCTCCGGTGTGGCGGCGGTGGCCGTGGCCGGAGCGGAGGGCTACGAGGCGGCCTTCGCAGAGATGGCCCGGACGGAGGACGTGGCCCTGGTGATCTGCGACAGCACCGACGCGGCGGTGCAGAAGAAGCTGCGTGCCAGCGTGGAGGAGGCCTCCGGCCAGCGCAGAGAGCGGCTGTGCGTGGTGGCCGGGGCCAAGAACGAAACTGTGGAGCAGCTGATTGCCCGGGCCAGGGAGCTCAACCACGAACGGGTGGTGCTGGTGGCTCCCGGCGGCGTGGACGGCAAGGGCGGGGCCGTCTCGGGACTGATGGTGGCCGCCGCCGCGGCCGGAGCCATCGCCGGGGAGAGCGACCCCGCCGTTCCCCTGGGGGGCGCTGAGCTGAAAGGGCTGAGCGGCCTGTCCGCCCGGCTGGAGGACAACGACATCGACCTGCTGATTCTGGGCGGCGTCACTCCGGTGGAGAGCCTGGGCGGCGTGGTCAGCGTGGTCCGGGGGGTGACCACCCGCACCGCCTCCGGCGGCGCGGAGGACGCCACCTGGCGGGACCTCTCCGCCATCCGGGTGGTGGACGACGTGATCCCCGGCCTGCGATCCGCCTTGCGGACCAAGTTCCGCCGGGCCAAGAATACGGAGCAGAGCCGGGGCGCCATCCGCTCTCAGGTGGTGCTGGAGCTGGAAAACAAGCTGGCCCGGGAGATCATCACAGGCTATGACGGGGTGAAGGTGTCCGCCGACAGCACAGACCCCAGCCGGTGCCTGGTGGACTTCTCCTTTGCCGTAGCCCACGGGCTGAACCAAATATGGCTGACGGCCCATATCACTGTTTAAGGAGGTTCACTTATGAGTATTCCCGGATTTCCCACCAGCAGCGACATCTACCTGGAGGCGGACGGCGCGCGGGTGGCGGTGGTGCAGAGCTACGCGGCCAAGACCACCAAGAGCAGCACGGCTGTGGAGGCCTTCGGCGAGTCGGAACCGGTGGCTACCTCCCCCGGTCAGGCCGCCCACATGATTGAGCTGAGCCGGCTCTACGCCACCGATCAGGCCATTCGGGACGGCCTGAATTTTTACGAGATGAAGGACTTCTCCCTGGTGATCTGCAAGCCCGACCGGAAGGTGATCTACTCCGGCTGCCAGTGGAGCTCCATTCAGGAGAGCGCCAGCATCGGAAGTATGGTGCTTGAGAAAGTCTCGCTGGTGGCCTCCCGGCGCATTGAGATTCAGTCGTGAACGGAATAGCGGAGACGGCCGGCTGGACCATGAGGCCGCTGCCGGCGCTGGAGCTGCTCCAGGCCCGGAGAGAGGCCGCCGGGCTGGCCAGGGACAGGCGGGAGCGGGCACTGTGCAGCAACGCCTGCCTTCTGGCCAGAGTGCTGGAAGATGAGGAGAGCGGCAAGCCCGTTTTTCCCGACGGGAAGGCGGTGCTGGCCGAGCTGACGGCGGAGGAGATCGGTGCGCTGGCCGCCCGGTGGAACGCCTTTCGCCAGGGGAATGACCCGGAGATGGCCCATCTGTGCCCCGACTGTCAGGCCAGGGCTCTGGAGGAGCGCTGTCCGGTGTGTGGACGGGAGAAAACCGGCCGGAAGATAATTGTAAACCCAGCCTTTGACAGCGAACGGTTCCTGGAGCTGAAGGGAGGAGAGGCGTCTGACTGACTATCTGGAGGAGGCCCTGGAGGGGCTGGAGGCGCTGGCCCGGCGGCTGCGGCGGATGGGAACGGCGGCACCACTCAGAGAGAAAAATGCGGATAATTTCCTAAGTTACGGGAAGAAAACGGAAGATTTCAAAGAAAAAAGTCGAAACATAGATCGAATTGCAGAAGAGGTTTACGATTTAAATTATATTGTAAACCGTAACATAAATACAGTTTATAATACGGACAGGGGTGAAGGGCGTTCCGCCTGGAAGGCCGGTGTCGGGGACAGCGGCGGACGCAGAGAAATTCTTCCGCCTCCGGAGCCGGAAGAGGTCCCGGCCGGACGAAACGGGGAACAGAACACAGGTCCCGTCCCCGCAGGCCGGGGGGCGGAGGCGGGTCTTTCCGCAGATACCAAAGCGCCAGCCGTTGGTCCCGTCCCCGCAGGCCAGGGGGCGGAGGCGGGTCTTTCCGCAGATACCAAACCGCCGGCCGTTGGTTCCGTCCCCGCAGAAGCGTGGGCCGGCGGCGGGGAGCGGACGCCCCCCGGATGGCTCCCCGACGGGGCGGTCCGCTTCTGGACGCCGGCGGAGGAGACAGGCACCGCCACCCCTTCGGCCCAGGGCGATATGAGATGGGCAGAGCAGGCCGACCGGGCCTTCCGCCGGGACAGCCGCCGGTATGACGGAGGCTTCTACTTGTATTGAGGAGGGGTGTACATGGATCTTTCACCCATGCGCTATAAGGGCTATACCTGGCCCCACAATCCCAGAGTCTACTCCATCGACTTTCAGAGAGCCATGGCGGCCCACAAGATGCCCTTCGGGCGCTACCAGCTCCAGGACCTGGGGATGGGCCACCGGGTGATGAAGGGCTCGGGGGAGTTTGTGGGGCCGGGGGCCTATGAGGAATTTCAGCGGCTGGCCTGCCTCTTCTATGAGGGGGGGACGGGGCTGCTGGTCCATCCCCTGTGGCAGGCGGCCGATGCCTATTTTGTGGCGCTGCGGCTGGAGCAGACCCCCCGGCCCGACTATGTGCGCTACTCCTTCGAGTTCTGGGAGGAGGTGGGCCGCTACCGGGGAATGGCCGAACAGGCGGTTCAGCCAGTCCAAGGCTCCTCCGGCGCGGCGGAGCAGAAGGCGTCCCAGCCCGAGTACCACCGGGTAGTAAAGGGGGACACCCTTTGGGGGCTGTCCATGCGGTATGGCGTGGACCTGAAGGAGCTGGCCGCTCTCAACCCCCAGATCAAAAACCCCAATCTGATCTACGTGGGACAGGAGGTGCGGGTACGTTGAACGCCTATATGACTGACGCCTCCGGAAAGGAATATCTTCTGCCCGGGCTGCTGGCCTGGCGGATGGAGTACACCGCTGGGGCGCCCTGTGACAGCTTCTGGCTGCGGTGCGGCTGGGACGCGGACAACAAGGTCAAGCCCGGGGAGTGGGTCGGCTTCCGGGCGGAGTACCAGGGAGAGCGGGTGTTCACCGGAGTGGTGGACGAGTGCGAGGTGTCGGTGGATAGTTCCGGCCGTCTGCTGGAGGCGTTCGGGCGGGGAATGGCCGCCCTGCTGCTGGACAACGAGGCCCTGGGAGAGGACTACCAGTCGGCCACTCAGGCGGATATCCTCCGGGACCACGTGACGCCCTATGGGATTACAACGGCACCGGGGGCCGGGCTGCCCCCGGTGTCCCGTTTCTCGGTGTCCAGCGGGAGCAGTGAGTGGTCGGTGGTCTACGACTTCGCCCGGTACTACGGCGGAGTGTCTCCCAGGTTTGACCGGCAGGGGCGGCTGGTGCTCTCCGGCTGGGACGACAGCCGGGAGCGGGTGGTGGACGACACCACCCCCGTGATCTCTATGGCCCGGAGGGACAAGCGGTACGGCGTACTGTCCCAGGTACTGGTGCGGGATCGATGGAGCGGCCGGACGGAGCGCGTGGAAAATACCGCTTTCCGGAGCGCCGGAGGCCGGGCCCGCCGGGTAATCACCATGCCCTCCCGGAGCAGCTATAAGGCCATGCGCTACTCCGGCCAGTTCCAGCTGGACCGGTCGGCCTGTGATCTGGAGCGGCTGGAGATCACCGTGGGAGAGGCCTTCTGCGTCTGGCCCGGGGACCTGGTGACCGTACAGCGGAAGGGCTGGGACTGGAACGGACGTTACCGGGCGGTCCAGGTGGCCGTGGGAATGGACAAGTCCGGGTACTGGAGCCACATGGAGCTGGCGGGGCCGGATTTTGTCGTGTGACCCGGAAAATATTTAACGAGGTGAAGGAAAATGTGGACAGCGGAACGGAATCGGAATCCGCGCTCGGGCGAGCCGGCGGCGGAGCTGGGCCGCGTGACCCTGGGGGGCGACCCGGCGGGTGTGAGCCTGGGAGGCGAGCGGCGGTGGATCGGCGTATACGGCCCCGGAGGCTACAGCTGGCGGCCCACCGCCGGGGACAAGGTGCTGGTCCTCAAGGCGGGAGCGGAGGGAGAGACCCCCTGCCTGCTGGGCGTGCCCCAGGAGGAGACGGGGCTGAAGCCCGGCGAGGTGCGGCTGAAGGGCGGAGAGAGCTCCGTCTTTCTGGGCCAGGACCGGCTGGAGCTGGAGGGCAGCCTGTACCTCAACGGCCAGACGCTGTGGGACGTGGTGGAGGAGATTGTGATTGCCTTGCTGGGGTGAGGAGGAAGGAAAATGGAGTGGAAACTGAGCCAAGGGGACTACGTCCCCGACGGAGCGGGCGGGCTGACCGCACTGAAGGGCGGCGAGGAAATGCTGGCCCGGGTGCTGTACCGCCTCACCGCCCGCCGGGGGGCGCTGCCCTTTTTGCCTGAGCTGGGCAGCCGGCTGTATCTGCTGGGACGGGAGAAGCCCTCCTCCCGGCAGGCCCTGGCCGCCCAGTATGTGGCCGAGGCCCTCCGGGAGGAGCACGACCTGTCGGTGCGGAGCGTGGAGCTGGTCCAGGAGGGAGAGAAGGGGCGGATCACCGTGTATTTGGACTGGCAGGGAGAGGAGCTGATTGCTCAGCTCCCTGTGTAAAGGAGAAGATCAATGAGAACTGCTGAAGAGATTTATCAGGAGCTGCTGGCCAGCTTTGGGGAGCGGACGGGGCTGGAGCCCCGGGAGGGGTGCGACCTGTCCGCCCGAATGTATGCCCTGGCCGCCCAGGTGTGCGCGCTGTATATTCAGGCGGACTGGGTGGTCCGGCAGGCCTTTCCCCAGACGGCGGAGGGGGAGTATCTGGACGCCCACGCCCAACTGCGGGGTCTGGAGCGGAAAAAGCCGGTGGCCGCCCAGGGGACGGTTCGCTTTACCGCCGGGGAGGCGGCCGAGACGCCCAGGAGCATCCCCAAAGGGACGGTGTGCATGACGGCGGGCCTGGTCCGCTTTGAGACGACGGAGGAGGGCGTACTGGCGGCGGGCGCGCTGACGGCGGATGTGCCCGTCCGGGCGCTGGAGGCCGGTACGGCCGGCAACGTGTCCGCCGGAGCCATTGTATCCATGGCGGTGGCCCCCATGGGGATTGCCGCCTGCGCCAATCCCCAGCCCTTTGCCGGCGGGGCGGACGGCGAGGAGGACGAGGAGCTGCGGGAGCGGGTGCTGGACACCTTCAAGCGGCTGCCCAACGGGGCCAACGCCGCCTTCTATGAGCGGGAGGCGCTGTCCTTCGATCAGGTGGCCGCCGCTGCGGTGGTCTCCAGGCCCCGGGGGGTGGGGTCGGTGGATATCGTGCCCGCCACCCTGGCCGGGGCGCCGGACGCGGCGCTGCTGAAACAGCTTCAGGACTATTTTGAGGAGCGGCGGGAGATTGCCGTGGACCTGAAGGTCCGGGCGCCCCAGACGGTGACGGTAAATATCGGCGTCCAGGTGGAGCCGGAGGAGGGCCGGAATACGGCGGAGGTGCTGAACCGGGTGGAAACGGCGGTCCGGGACTGGTTCACAGGAAAGCTGCTGGGACAGGACATCCTCCGGGCCCGGCTGGGCCACCTGATCTACAGCTGCGACGGGGTGGCCAACTATGTGATTGCCGCCCCGGCGGCCGATGTGCCGGTGGACAAGGACCAGCTGCCCATACTGGGTACGCTGACCGTGGGGGATAAGGTATGAGCCACGCCCAGTATCTGAGAGACCTGCTCCGCCCCCTTGGGGTCTACGACCTGACGGCCCCCTTCAACGGCGGCGAGCTGGACGCCCAGGGCGAGGCGCTGGACGCCGTGTGTGCCCGGCTGGAGGATATCCAGAAGGAGGCCTCGCTGGCTACGGCGGAGGGCTGGGGACTGGAAAAGATCGCCTCCCTTTTGACCCGGCGGCCGGTGGCGAGTCAGCCCCGGAAGCTGGCCGCCGCCCTGGCCGCCCTGCTCCGCATCGGCGGGGACAGCTTTACCTTGTCCGCCATTAACGACACCGTCTCCGGCTGCGGTATCCCCGCCGTAGTGAAGGAGCTGGGAAAGGGACGTGCGTCGGTCTCCTTCCCTGGGGTGGCCGGGGAGCCGGACAACTTTCAGGAGCTGAAAAAGATCATCGAGGATATCCTCCCCGCCCACCTGGGCATCCAGTACGATTTCTGGTACCTCACATGGCAGGAGCTGGAGGACAGCTTCCCCAGCTGGCAGTCCATCCAGAGCCTGGAGCTGTCCTGGACCCAGCTGGAGACCTTTGTGGAATTTCTGTAAAGAACGGCCTCGCTGCTCACAAAGCAGCGAGGCCGTTCTTTATCCCTGATTCTGCGCCTCCACCAGACGCACGCCGCAGTATTTCTCCCGCAGCCTGGGCTTTTCGATCTTTCCGGTGGGGTTGCGGGGGACATCGGCGAAGATGATCTTCCGGGGACGCTTGTACCGGGGCAGGTCCATGCAGAACTGGTTGATTTCGCTCTCGGTACAGTTCATGCCCTCCTTCACCTGGATGATGGCGGCGGCAATCTCTCCCAGCCGCTTGTCGGGCAGGCCGATGACGGCCACGTCGTGCACCTTGGGGTAGGCGGACAGGAAGTCCTCGATCTGCACCGGGTACAGGTTCTCGCCGCCGGAGATAATGACGTCCTTCTTCCGGTCCACCAGAAAGACAAAGCCGTCCTCGTCCTGACGGGCCATGTCTCCAGTGTGGAGCCAGCCGTTTTCCAGCACCTCATCTGTTGCCGACCGGTTGTGGTAGTAGCACACCATCACGCCGGGACCCTTAACGCACAGCTCACCCACGTCTCCCTGCCTCACAGGGACATTCTGCTCGTCCACAATCTTGATCTTCCAGCCGTAGCCGGGGACGCCGATGGCCCCCACCTTGCTGACATTGTCCACCCCAAGATGAACGCAGCCCGGGCCGGTGGACTCGGACAGACCGTAGTTGGTGTCATACAGGTGCTTGGGGAAATAAGCTTTCCAGCGGCGGATCATAGAGGGCGGCACCGGCTGGGCGCCAATGTGCATCAGCTTCCACTGATCCAGGGTATAGTCGGAGAGCTGGACATCCCCCCGGTCCAGGCTGTCCAAAATCTCTTGGGCCCAGGGCACCAGCAGCCACACCAGGGTACAGCCCTCGTTGGAAATGGCTTTCAAGATAATCTCCGGAGAGGTCCCTTTCAGCAGTACCGCCCGGCTGCCGGCAAAGAGGCTCCCCATCCAGTGGAACTTAGCGCCGGTGTGGTACAGGGGCGGGATACACAGGAACACATCATCGTGTTGGATGTCGTGGTGCTTCTGCTCCATCTCCGCAGCCTGGGTGAGGCTGCGGTGTTTATGTAGGATGGCCTTGGGGAAGCCGGTGGTGCCGGAGGAAAAATAGATGGCCCCGTCGTCATCGTCGGTGATGAGGACCTGTGGGGGCGCGGAGGCGCAGTCCGCCACCAGCTCCCG